AACCGGCTGGGAGGCCAAGCGCGGGCTACCGGGTGCGCGGCCTCCAAGACTCAACCGGCAGCTGAGCCTGGAGACACCTGTCAGGGACGTGCTTTGGACCGGAGTTCGATTCTCCGCACCTCCACCATGCCGATGTATCCCCTCTGCCTGCATTTCCGCAGGTGGAGGGGATTTTTTATATCAAAGTGATCGTGAGTAAAGACCTAAAATCGCCCATAACTTCACGTATCTTGTCGCCAATTTAGCCAATGATTAGCCAATGAATCGCCAATGGATTAGACCCTCGGGACGATGCCGCCGACTCCTCGCACGGCATCCTCGTAGCCCGGCCTGACGTAGCGGCGGTATGTGGTCACGATATCCGCATGGCCGAGGATGCGCGAGAGGTCTTCCACCCGCCCGCCCGCGTGGAGGTATGACGTGGCGAAGCTGTGGCGCTGGTTCTCGATGGTGACGTGCGGCACGTCGATGCCCTCGGCGTCGCACCAGCCGAGGAAGCGCGACCACCGGTGGCGCGCGGTGGATGGCGAGACGCGCCCGCCGCCAGCGCCGACGAGCACGGGGCCTGAGTGTGCGCCTGGGGCGTCGCGCAGCGCGTCCGCCACGTCGTCTGGCATCGGCACGTCGCGCCGGGAAAGCTCCGTCTTAGGCTGCTTGAGGTCGTGGACGCCCTCGCGGCGCGAGACCATGAGGTACGCCTGGTGGATGTGGCAGACATTGGCCGCGAGGTCCACGTCCTCCCAGTCAAGGCCGTAGCGCTCCTCCGGGCGCAGGCCCATCAGGAGCCCGAGCAGCGCCAGGCAGAGGCAGAATCCGCCGTCCGTAGCCGCGTAGCGCCGCAGGGCCGCCACGAGCGGGCGCATCTCGTCGAAGGTCGTCACCACCACGCCGTTGTCGCGCTTGCGTCCCTCCGGAGGCATGGAGTACCGCGCCGCCGCAACGTTGCGGTCAACCAGCCCATCGCCCATCGCCTGCCGGAGGATGGTGCCGAGCACACCCAGCGCCTTCTCCGCGACCTTCTTGGTGCCGCAGCCGTCCACCATGCGCTGGACCATGGGGCGCGTGATGTCGCGCACGTCAGTCTCGCCGAACGCGGGGCGCAGGCGCAGGCGCACCTCCTTCTCGTACGTGTCGCGCGTTGAGGCGGCGAGGGAGGCGGTGGACGGCCACCACCAACGGTCCACGTAGTCGGAGAAGGTGCAGCGCCCCGAGCGCCCGCGCCGCGAGTCGCGCATGGCGATGAGCTTCGCCTGCTCGGCCTTGGCGGCGCGGAGCGTGCGGCAGGTCACGCTCTTGCGGTCGCGCTTGCCGTCGAGCGTGAAGCCGACGTATTCGCGCACGTCGTAGACGGTCGTACCGTCCGCGAGCCTGCGCTTTGATATGGACATCGGGGCGTCTCCCTACGACTCCCGGTAGGCGGCGAGGAGCCCCGCCGCCACGCGGGCCGCCACCGAGACGACGAGGGCGAGCAGGCACGCGACGAGGGCGAGCAGGACGAGGTCGCGCGCAAGCACCGCCGAGTCGTAGGCCGACTGCAGGTCCGCCGCCATGCTGCCTATCTCCGAGTAGAGCTGCAGGCTCTGGTATGCCTCGGACGCCTTGGACGACGCCGCGCCGTACGCGAGCGCCAGCGCCACCGAGCCCGCGACGGAGAGCAGCGTCCACGTCCTCGCGCGGTCGTGGTACCTGTCGAGCGCCGTCTTTCCCGTCTCTTCCTCTTCTTCCATTCGATGCCTCCTACAGCTCGAAGTCGAAGGGCACCGTGTACCAGACCACGCGCCCTATGATCGTGACCGTCTCGGTGTCCGGCACGGAGCTGTCGTACACCACAGGGTGGAAGGTCGGGTCCGTGGAGTCAGGTACCAGCTCCACGCCGTTCTCCAGCCGCCTCACGCGCTTCACCGTCGCGTCGTAGCCGTTGATACACACCGCGTACACCATGCCGCTCACGACCTCGCACATGTCGGGGTCAACGAGCGCGAGCGAGCCGTTCGGCAGCACGCGGTTCATCGACTCGCCGTCCACCTCCAGGAAGAAGGCGCGGGGGTGAGCCTTCATAAGGCGCTGCGGGCACGGGAAGCCGTAGTCGCCCTCCTCCATCTCCAGCGGGGTGCCGGCGGCGATGCGCCCGTACACTCTGACCTCGCGGCTCGAAAAGTCGCCGTCGTCGCGCGTTGGCACGCACCTCGCGAAGAGCGTCGGCATCTGCACGCCGAAGAGCCGCGCGACTTCCTCCACACGCTCGTAGTTCGGCAGCGTGCCCTTCGACTCCCACGCGGCCACTGCGCCGTTGGTCACCCCGAGCCTCTCGGCAAGCTCCCTTTGCGACCAGCCCCTCTCGCCGCGCAGCCTCGCCACGTTGTCGCCGAAGACGCTCATGCCAGCTCCCGTCGGACGCCTGCCAAATCCTGTGTCTCACATCATATGGCTTGCACCAAATATTTTTTGGCAAAGTCCTTGACTGCTAAAAATATTATAGCTAACATCTCAGATGCCAAAAATAATTTAGCAAGAAGGATTGGGGGGGGTGATTGACGGCATGGACGGCATGAGGCTGCGGGAGCTGCGGCACGGGTCAGGCAAGACCCTGCGGCAGGTGTCAATCGAGAGCGGCGTCACGGAGAACCAGATTCTGAGCATTGAGACGGGCAGGACGGAGAACCCCGGAATCGTGACGCTCGCGGCCATCGCGTCCGCGATCGGCTGCAAGGTCGGGGACTTTGTGCGCGACGGCGATTCGTAGCGCACCGGGGGACGGCACGTCCCGCACGCGCGGCGCGGATTCGCGGCGGAGGTCGCCAAGGCTTCCTCTCCCTGCCGCGTCTCAAGGGTCGCACCGATGGGCGCGCCCCCATATCCTGCGCGTCCGCGCTCCTGGCCCGCGCCGCGCGCACGGGGCGTGCCAAGGCAAAAGAAGAGGCCCCGCCGGAGGCACCCGACGAGGCCACGAGACAAGGAAGGAGCTTGCCATGCAATGGATTATAGACCGCGCCATGGAGCTGGGATGGCTCGAATGCGGCCCGTACGACCAGCTCACGATCACGCAGAAGGCGTGGCCGCTCTGCGTGGCCGTCATGGCCGCAATGCTGCTGGTGGCCGCCCACATCGAGGGCGGGACGGTGATGGTGCCATGACGGATGATGGGGTGCGCCCGCGCACGCTCTACCTCACGGCTGAGCAGGCGGCCGCCTACGCGGGCATCGGCATCAACGCCATGCGGGCGTATATGGACGGCGCGACGCCCCCGCCGATGCTCGTGGTGGGCACGCGCCGCTATGTGCAGCGCGACAGCCTGGCGCGGTACCTGGAGGGGATGCAGACATGGCACTACGACAAGGAGAGGTCATGAGCGACAAGGACAAGGAAGGCGTGAAGATCGACAGCCTTGAGCTGGAGAACGTCAAGCGCGTGCGCGCGGTGGAGCTGAGGCCGGGGCGCGATGGGCTCACGGTCATCGGTGGGCGCAACGGCCAGGGGAAGTCGAGCGTGCTCGACGCCATCACATGGGCGCTCGGCGGCGACAGGTACCGCCCGGACGAGCCGACGAGGCGCGGGGCGGCGACACCAGCCAAGGTGCGGGTGGAGATGTCCAATGGACTGGTCGCGGAGCGGCGCGGCAAGACCGGCGCCCTCCACGTGACGGACGAGAGCGGGAGGAAGGCCGGGCAGCAGCTGCTCAGCGAGTTCGTCTCGCAGCTCGCGCTCGACCTGCCGCGCTTCATGCACGGCTCGGACTCCGAGAAGGCCACGGCGCTCCTGCACACGCTGGGCATCGACGAGCAGCTCGCCGCGCTCGACGGCCAGATTCGCGGCACCTACGAGGACAGGCAGCTCGCCGGGCGCGACGCAAAGGCCAAGCGCGCCTACGCCGACAAGCTCCCACGACACCCGGACGCGCCGGACACGCCAGTGAGCGTCGCCGACCTCGTGCGCGAACAGCAAGACATCCTGGCGCGCAACGGCGAGCGTCAGCGCAAGCGCGACCGTGCGGCGCAGCTCAGGCAGGCTGTCGAGGCCGACCACCGCGAGCAGGAGGCCGCGCGGCAGGCCGTCGAGGACGCCACGCGACGCGTGGCGGAGGCGCGCGCCAGGCTTGAGGAGGTCAATGCGAGGGCCGCCGGTGACGCCGCCGACCTCGCGGACGCCGAGAAGACCGCCGAGCAGCTCGTGGACGAGTCCACGGCGGAGATAGAGGCCTCCATCGCCTCGGTGGAGGAGACGAACGCCAAGGTTATCGATAACCAGAAGGCCGCAGAGGCCGCCGACGAGGCAGCCAGGGCGGAGGCCGAGTACGACGCCCTCACGGACAAACTGGACGGTCTGCGCGGCCAGAGGAGGTCGCTCCTGGACGGCGCGCCGCTCCCGCTGGATGGGCTCTCCATCGACGAGGAGGGAAGACTCACGTACCTGGGGCATACCTGGGGCGACATGAGCGGAGCCGAGCAACTGCGCGTGGCCACCGCCATCGTGAGGGCCACCAAGCCGGAGTGCGGCTTCGTGCTCGTCGACGAGCTGGAGCAGATGGACCCGCAGACGCTCGCGGACTTCGGCGCGTGGGCCGAGGGCGAGGGGCTGCAGGTCGTAGGCACCCGCGTGGCCACCGACGAGACGTGCACCGTGGTCATCGAGGACGGACGCGTCGAGGGGCAGGACAAGGCCCAGCCTGAGCCTGAGCCCGATCACGAGCCCGAGCCCGAGGCCATCGGCTGGGACGGCAAGCCGGAATCGAAGACAGAGACAGAGACAAGCCAGAGCAAGTGGAAGGAGCTGTAGAGATGCCGTCGCTCATCGATCTTACCGGCCAGAGGTTCGGACGACTCACGGTCATCAGGCGAGTCGGCACAAAGGATGGCCATCCGCTATGGCTCTGCCAATGCGACTGCGGGAGACAGACCGAGACGGACACGGGCTCGCTGAGACAGGGCCGCACGAGAAGCTGCGGATGCTACCAGAACGAGATCAGGGCAAGCCATGCGAGAGCAGCTGGCTCCGTGCGCGGCAGGCAGCTCACCAAGCACGGGCATGCCGGGGAGCGTCTCTACGCGGTCTGGAAAGCCATGCGCCAGAGGTGCACGAACCCGCGAGACAAGTCTTATCCGGACTACGGAGGTCGTGGGATTGGCGTGTGCGAAGAATGGAGCGACTACAGGACGTTTCGCGAGTGGGCATACGCGAACGGCTACAAACCAAACGCGCCGTTCGGCGAGTCAACCATTGACCGCATAGACAACAACAGAGGCTACTCGCCGGATAACTGCAGGTTCGTGAGCCTCAAAACGCAGGCGAACAACAGGAGAAACAGGAGGGGCGCATGTCAAAGTACGAACTAGAGTGCGGTGTGGTGCGGGCGGCACTCAAGGTTGTGGTGTATGGACCGGAAGGACTCGGCAAGTCGACACTTGGCGCTGAGTTCCCGTCGGCGGTCTTCATCGACGTCGAGAACGGCACGAAGCAGCTGCCGGTGGCAAGGCTTCCCCGCCCGTCGTCATGGTCGATGCTGATGGACGAAGTAAGGGAGGCGAGAGACGGGAACGTCCCGTGCTCGACCCTCGTGATCGACACCGCAGACGCAGCCGAGGCGCTCTGCATCGCGCACCTGTGCGCGAAGAACGGTTGGGACGGGATCGAGGGAATCTCGTACGGCAAGGGATACACGTACCTCGCCGAGGAGTTCGGGAGACTTCTTGACCTTCTCACGGAGGTCGTCGAACACGGTACGAACGTCCTCATCATCTCCCACGCGATCATGCGCAAGTTCGAGCGCCCCGACGAGTCCGGCGCCTTCGACCGCTTCGAGCTGAAGCTCTCGAAGAAGGTCGCGCCCATGGTCAAGGAGTGGGCCGACATGGTCCTCTTCTGCGACTACAAGACGTACGTGACGGTGGGAAAGGATGGCAAGGCCAAGGCGTCGGGCGGCTCGCGCGTCATACGCACCACGCACAATCCGTGCTGGGATGCGAAGAACCGCTTCGGGCTGCCTGACGAGCTGCCGATGCGCATCGGCGAGCTTCCGCCGGAGCTGGCTGCCGTGGTGCCCGACATGCGGGCCGGGGCCGGGGAGACGGCGAAGGAGCAGCCGCAGCCGACGGCGACGCCCGCGCCCGCACCGGCGACGACGCAGGCGCAGGACGAGCACATGGCCTCCATCGAGCGGGACATGGCGCGGCTCACGCGGACGTCGGCGAAGGCGGTCGAGGTCGACCCGCGCGACTCCTACCCGGCGGGCTTCCGCGCCCTCGTGGACCTCATGAGGAGGGACGGCGTGCTCGACTACGAGCTGCGGTGCGTGGTGGGCAAGTCGGGGAACTTCCCGGAGGAGTGCGCCGTCGCCGACTACGAGCAGGGGTTCGTCGACTACCTGGTGTCGCAGTGGCCGACGATGCTCAGGCGCGTCGAGGAGGAGCGCGCCAAGGACCCGACGCCAATCGAATAGAAGCAATCGCAAATCTCGAGACTAAGGAGACGAGACATGGCAGACTACACGGACGCGCTCGGCTGGGACGACGAGGTGGCGGCGAGCGACAAGGAGTACGTGCTGCTCGAGCCGGGGGAGTACACCTACAGGGTCGACGACTTCGAGCGCGGGCGTTTTGACGGCAGCGACAAGATGGGGCCGTGCCCGGTCGCAAAGCTGACGCTGTCGTGCTCCAATGCGGCAGGGCAGCAGGCGAGCGTGGTCACGCGCCTCTATCTGACGAAGCGACAGCAATGGAAGCTCACACAGTTCTTCAAGTCATGCGGCCTGATTGACGCATCGCTCGGCGACGGCCAGGCGTACCGCATGCCGTGGGACCAGGTGCGCGGGGCCATCGGCCGCGCAGAGATAGGCAACCGAGAGTACCAGGGCCGCACGTACAACGAGGTCACGCGCTTCATAGTGCCCGAGCAGCCCAAGCGCACCTATGGGGCGCTCTGATGGCGCCAGAGCTGCGCCCGTACCAGCAGGAGGCCGTAGAGGCCGTCTTCCGCGAGTGGGGGTCCGGCCACCACCGGACCCTGCTCGTCCAGGCGACCGGGACCGGCAAGACCGTGTGCTTCGCCGAGGTGGTGCGCCGCGTAGCCGAGCGCGGCGGGCGCTCCCTCGTCCTGGCGCACAGAGGCGAGCTCCTGGAGCAGGCGGCGGACAAGATCGGGCGCATGACCGGGCTGTCTTGCTCCGTGGAGCGCGCCGAGGAGACGAGCGTCGGCACGTGGGACCGCGTCACCGTGGGCTCCGTCCAGACGCTCATGCGCGACGACAGGCTCTCGCGCCTCGCGCCGGACCGCTTCCAGTGCGTGGTGGTCGACGAGGCCCACCATGCCGTGTCCGAGTCGTACAGGCGCGTGCTCGACCACTTCTCGGGCGCCGACGTGCTGGGCGTCACGGCGACCGCCGACCGCGCCGACCGGCGCGACCTCGGCGAGGTCTTCGACTCCATCGCCTACGAGTACGGCCTCGCGCGTGCGGTGCGCGACGGGTGGCTCTGCCCCATCGAGGCGCAGACGCTGCCGCTCTCCGTCGACATCTCGGGCGTCTCGACGCAGGCGGGCGACTACGCCGCCGGACAGCTCGGCGACGCGCTCGACCCGTACCTCGACGCCATCGCCGACCAGATGGCGGGCGTGTGCCGGGAGCGCCGCACGGTCGCATTCCTTCCGCTCGTGAGGACCGCCAAGGCCTTCGCCGAGAGGCTCAGGGCGCGCGGACTCGCCGCCTGCGAGGTGGACGGCCAGAGCGAGGACAGGGACGAGGTCCTCTCCGACTTCCAGGCGGGGCGCTACCAGGTGATGTGCAACTCCATGCTGCTCACCGAGGGGTGGGACTGCCCGGCCGTCGACTGCGTGGTAGTCCTCCGGCCGACCAAGAGCCGCGCGCTCTACTGCCAGATGGTGGGGCGCGGCACCCGCCTCTCCCCCGAGACCGGCAAGGAGCGCCTGCTCCTGCTCGACTTCCTGTGGATGACCGGCCGCCACGAGCTGTGCCGTCCCGCGTCGCTCGTCGCCAAGACGCCCGAGGTCGAGGCGCGCATGACCGAGATCACGCAGGAGGCGGAGGGGCCCGTCGACCTCATGGGCGAGGAGGCCCAGGCCGCCGAGGATGTGCAGGCCGCGCGAGAGGAGGCGCTCGCCGCCGAGCTGGAGAGGCAGCGCCACAAGAAGGCCAGGCTCGTGGACCCGCTGGTCTTCGAGATGTCGATAGCCGACCACGACCTGACCGACTACGAGCCGAGCTTCGCGTGGGAGCGCGAGGACGCCACCGAGGGCCAGAGCAGGGCGCTCGAGAGTTGGGGCGTCAACCCCGAGGGGATGTGCCGTGGCAAGGCGTCGCTCATGCTCGACCGGCTGTCAATGCGCCGCGACGCGGGCATGGCCACGCCCAAGCAGGTCCGCATGCTGGAGCGCAAGGGCTTCCGCCACCCGGGCGAGTGGACATTCGACCAGGCCAGCTCGATGATGGCGCGGCTAGCGCGGAACCGCTGGATCGTGCCGGCGGGGGTGGACCCCGCGACGTACGTGCCGGGGGTGACGGGCGATGCCTAGGGAGGACCACGCGGGGCTGCTCGACGCGCTGGCCGCCATAGACCCCTCCACGTGCTCCTACGACGAGTGGTGCGAGGTCGGCATGGCCCTCCACGAGAGCGGCTTCTCCGCGGACGACTGGGACAGGTGGTCGCGCCGAGACGCCGCGAGGTGGCACGAGGGCGAGTGCGCGCGCAAGTGGGCGGGCTTCGGCCGCTCCGAGCGGCGCGTTGGCAGCGGGACCATCGTCCGCATGGCCGAGGCGAGCGGCTGGTCGCAGGCGGCGGGCGACGAGGCCATCGGGTGGGACGACGTGGCCACCGCGTGCGTGGACCCGAGCTGGGTGGAAGACCGCCCACTCGACGACGCCGACGACTCGCGGGAGTGGGACCCGGCGAGGCAGCTCTCCGACTACATCGGGGCGCTCTTCGACGACGACGACCACGTGGGCTACGTCACCGAGAGCTGGGAGCGGGACGGCCGCCACATGCCCTCAAGGGGGCACTGGGACCGGACCGCCGGGCAGCTCAGGCGCGAGCTCGCGGAGTGCGGCGGCGACGTCGCGAAGGTCATCGGCGATTGGGACCCCGACGCCGGGGCGTGGGTGCGCTTCAATCCCCTGGACGGCAAGGGGTGCGGCAACTCCAACGTGACGGAGTACCGCTACGCGCTCGTCGAGAGCGACAGCCTGCCGCCGGAGCGCCAGCGCGGGATGGTGGAGGCCATGCACCTGCCGTGCGCGGCGGTGGTCTCATCCGGCGGCAAGTCAGTCCACGCCATCGTGCGCGTGGACGCCGGCAGGGACTACGACCTGTACCGAAAGAGGGTCGAGGCGCTCTACGCCTACTGCCGCAGGCACGGCTTCATGCCGGACGAGGCAAACAAGAACCCATCGCGCCTGTCGCGCATGCCCGGCGTCACCAGGCGCGGGCGCAGGCAGCTGCTGCTCGCCACGTCCTGCGGCGCCGAGTCGTGGGCCGCGTGGGAGGAGTGGGTGGCCGAGAGCGAGGACGACCTGCCGGACGAGACCGACAGCTCAGACTTCGACGAGCCGCTGGACCTCGCGCCCGTGCTCATCGGGACCGAGGAGGGGGAGGGCATCATGCGCATGGGGCAGAAGGGGATTCTCACGGGAGACTCGAAGATGGGCAAGTCGTACTGCCTCATAGACCTCGCGGAGGCCGTGGCCACGGGCGGGAGGTGGCTCGGGCGCGGGTGCCTGCGCGGCAAGGTGCTCTACGTCAACCTCGAGATACAGGAAGCGGAGTTCCGCCAACGCATGCGCATCGTGTGGGACGACCGCGTGGCGCACGGCGAGCCCGCCGACGTGGGCGCGCTCAAGTCGAACCTCCACCGGCTGCAGCTCCGGGGCCGGGCGTGCCTCATGCCAGACCTCGTGCGGCCCATCGTGCGCCGCGTGCGCAGGATGGCGGCCTCCGGCGAGCCGGTGCGCCTCGTGGTCGTGGACCCCGTGTACAAGGTCAACGGCGGCGACGACAACGACAGCGCCAAGGTCACGGCCTTCACCAATGCCGTCGACGCGATCATCGCGCAGACCGGCGTGTCGGTCGTGTACGCGCACCACCATCCCAAGGGCACGGCGGGGCAGAAGAAGTCGATGGACCGCATGAGCGGGACCGGCGTCTACGCCCGCGACGCCGACGTGATGATGGACATGACCGCCATCGACATGGGCGAGCGCGACCGCGAGGAGAAGCTCGGGGGGCTCCCTGCCTACAGGATGTCGGTCGACTGCAGGAGCTTCGCCAAGCCAAAGGACCGAGACTTCGCCTTCAGGTGGCCGCGCTTCGTGGCCGTCGAGGGGCTCGAGAGGTACAAGGTCGAGGGCGAGGACCCGTACGCCAGGCAGCGCCGGGGCAAGGAGGAGAGCGACCGTCGGAAGCGCGAGGAGGCGAGGTCGCTCATGTGGGACGCCTTCAGCGCGTGCGTGGGCGAGGGGCTCGCGGCCGATGACGGGACAGTGGGCATCGGCGCGCTCATGGCCCACATGGGCGAGCGCGAGGAGACCGGCGAGAGGCCGACGCGCCCGACGGTCAAGTCATGGGCCAGGCACGACTGGTGCCGCGTCGGGTGCCGCAAGGTCGAGGTGCCGGGCGCGGACGGGGCCAAGCCGACGGAGGTTACCGTCTTCTATGACCGCGATTCGCCGCTCGAGAACGGGTGGGAGTAGATGTGGTTAAACATCTTATGTGTTCGCGTGGATGGAAAAAACAGTCAGCCCATGGTTTTCAGGGGGTGAAAGCCACCCGTGATTTTCACTTTCAGGGGGGTGGTGAAAACACCCTTATATATAAGGTGGTTTACACCCCCCCCACCAGGGGGTGGCGGTACCGCCGTGTGGGCGCACGAGTGCGCGCCCACACTACAGGGCGCGGCCCGTGCGCTACCGCGCACCCCCATGGATGGGGTTCAAAAGTCCTTTCGAGATGACGACTAGATGGAGCAGAACATGAGTTCTACAAACGCGCTTGGTGCCGTCGAGGCAAGGGGCGTTCTCGCGGAGGTGAGGGGGACGGCAAAGTCCACGAGGCTCGTGGTTGAGCTGGACCCGTCGGTGGCGGCAGTCGTGGCCGGGAGGCTCGTCCCCCTCGTCGGCGCCGAGGTGTCCGTCGAGGTCGCGCCGGTGCAGGCGAGCATCGACATCTGCGTGGACGGTGGAGAAGCATGACGAGCGAGATTAGCGACGAGCTGCGCAATTGGCGCGAATTCGAGGACGGCACCGAATGTGGAGGCTTCGTTACCAAGGCCAGCTTCGACAAGCTATGTGCCCTTGCCGACCGCGTCGACAGCGAGATGGTGGAGCTGCCGCGCGACCGCGACGGCGTGCCAATCCACGTGGGCGACACGGTGTACGACG